TTGATTGGTAATACCTACAGAATTATTTAATTCTGTGTTTGTATCTTTTATATTTTTTGTGGTTTTTTTTGCTGCTTCTTCAACTTTATTTTGAGAATTTAAATTCTCTTCTATTTTTTTTCTTACATCGCCTAATATTAATGTTGCATCAATTAAAGGATCTGCCAAACCTCTTTTGTCTAAAACATCTAAACTATCTGGTCCTTGAATTAAAGTTATGGCTTTTTGTATTCTCTCTATTTGTGCAAAAACTTTAGCAGCATCTTTTTCAGTCTTTACAAAGGTTGGATCTAGTAACTCAACTGCTTTTGTTATATCTCTAACCGCATCCTCCTGCATACCAAAACGTGCTTTAAAAACAGCCGAGCCTACCTTTCTGTTAGAAGCACCAATCTGTGAATCAGTTAAAAGATTAAAAATTTTGTTAAATTCACTAGCTATAGCATTTAATTGATCAAGAATAAATTTAAAACCAGGTTCAAATATTTTTCCTAAATTCTCTGCAAAAGTTTCAACATTATCAACTAAAGTA